AATCGTTTATCGAGTCAGTGGTGGTGCTACATATCGCCACGAAGTCTGGGACCATAACCATGATTTTGTCTCTGTAAAGGACAAACATGGCAATCTTCTCACTTATGTTGTCGAACAACACACCTGCGAGTTCGACCCCCAGCGTCGAATTATCGGCTATTATCCAGTCACATCCGTTCCCGCGCACTGTTTTGTCAAGCCGGAATCTTTGGGCGTCAAACGCCTGAAGTTTACCAGCGATAACATGAATTCAGTTCGCGACGTCGTTTCCAACACAATTTCTGTCGCTTGTCATGGGTCCCCGCATTCTGTGACCATCCCAATAAACTTATTTGACGCCATTAAGATCCGGCATGACCGTGCCACCAAACCAGTCATTGCCGACGTCGAAAGGTTATTGCAAGCCGCTGAACCTAAGATCCCACAAGCCTCCACTAAGGCTCCCATCCTCTTTGAGTTGCTTAATGCCAAACCATCTGCGGACATTGGTGCCACGTCATCGATACCGCCTGCAAAGACGTTCCAAACGTTGAGACCATTGGCAACCGAGGATGGAAAGCCTTGTGGTAGAGCTGTTGCTCCTCCCCTCACAACTGCTCCCGCTGTTTTGCCCGCCCGTGGTGTTAACAACGACCACGCTACTATAATTGGCCGCGTCGTTAAAACACGCAACACCACACTCCCTCCCCATGAGTGGAAGAAATACGATGACGAGCTTGTAAATCACCTCGTTCCTCGTGCAGGCATCGGCGTTCCTTGGAGTATTGAGAAGGTAGTTGAGACTCAGGATCGGCCAACACAACGTGGCCGTTCAGAACGCGCTATGCCATCATTGACACAGAATTATGCCAACAAGGTTAAGGCTTTCATCAAAGCCGAGCCCTATAACAACATCACGGACCCACGTAACATTTCCACCGTGGACAACGCACACCAACTCACATATTCCACCTTCACCTATGCTTTCAAGGAAGATGTTTTAAAACACCAAAAGTGGTTCGCATCCGCCATGAAACCCGGCCAGATATGCGACCGCCTGCGCGACATTTGTGAACATCGTAACGGAGTTATAGTTTCTGATTATTCCCGTCTCGATGGACACATAAGCCAAGCGGACAAGAACTTTAAGCGTAGAGTGTATATGCGATGGTGTCGCGTCGAAGATCGCACCGTGTTGAGCAGAGTCCTAAACCAGGACTCCAATGTACGCGGAACAACTTCAACAGGAGTCAGATATGATCCCGGCACTTCACAGCTGAGTGGGTCACCTGGAACCACCAATGACAATAACCTTGTCACTCTGCGCCACGATTATATAGCCTTGAGAGAACTCGGCCATTCCGCTAAGGAATCGTGGAAGTTGATCAATAAATGGGTGTTGGGCGCCTCTGACGATCGATTGCGG